AATTAGTCGCTCGTTTCCGCTACTATTGCCCTGCATCAGGTTTACCCAGTCTTTCCAGGGTGTAATCACTTCTTTACCGTGGAGCATGGTCAAATAGCCACTGCGCGGGCCATCGGACACCCCGCCTTCAGCGAAGCCGCCAATTTTGCCGAATATTGATTTGAACAAGTCAAAGCCTTTTAAAGAAGCACCTGATGCTCCCTTAACCATACCGAGCGGACCAAGGATCGCCGACAACACAGCCGCAGCAGCGGCCGTTGCCAGAAGCCGTTTAATTATATTGCCGAGGGCTTGCGCAAAACTGCTAAATGCAGATTGAGATCCTGAAGCAATACCTTCAAATAATGATGTGAATGCTCCGCCAATTGATACCGTAATGGCTTCACCAACTCCTTGAGCAAATTCACCTATAGTAGACAAATAGCCTTTTATTCTCTCAATCTGTGCTGGATCGGGTTCAGGTAGTTGAATCGTAGGTGAAAGGGGCACCTGGCCGACGCCGGAAAGGATGTCTTGAAGTGGCGCAATATCTTTTGCCTTTAACAGTGTGGATTTTTCTACTAAGAATTCTGAGAAGGTAAGCCCTACCCGCGCTGCGCGAAGCTGAATTTCAGGAACATCTACCTTAGTTTCTTTAGGGGGCTTAATCTGATCCAGTCTTAAGTCTGGCGGCTTAAGTGAATTTATCTCGTTCGCTATTTTCAACTCTGTCTCTTTCAGCAGGTTTATTCTTGCTTGGTTATTTGCAATGTCTTTATCGTTGGCGTAGAGGAAGCTTCTGGCCTTCACCAGTTTACCGTCGATTACAACGGTTTCCTGACTCCTCTTTTGCAACAGATCTTCCAGTTTAAGCCTTTCTTCAATTATTTTTTGGAGTTGCCCCTCTCTTACCCGCGCTTTTATACTGTTCAGAATATTAGCGGTAAACAGTTTATAGGCGCTCGTAACCTGCTCAACCGTAGCCTTTTCAGCGTTCAGTTGGCTGAAATAGGCTGGAGCAATGGACTGAAGTTGCTTGATTGCCGCTATTCTTTCATTGCGAGATATATTTTCCCGTTGAATAAATGCTACTAATACATCCACCTTTGCGGCTTCTGCGGATAGTTCCTTTCTGGCTTCCCCGACAGCTTTCACATATTCGCTTATATCTGCCGATGCTTTTTTTGCAGAAGTACCTGATGAAAATAATTTATCACCAAAAGCTATAAGCAGAGAGGTCGCCGCACTTACGCCGAGTGCGATACCAGCCGGGCCGATCAATGATCCGGCTAACAGCTTAAATGCAGAGGATGCAGAACCTGTTGAAGATTTTAGTTGCTGGAAGGATTGTACAAGCGGGTCTATATTATTAGCGATACCAATAAGGCCAAAAGGGGCATCCTGAATAACTCTGGTAAAGTTAAGTAAGGTAGCATTTGCCTGCCCAGTAGCGGCGCTAACGGATTTCAAAGCCGCGCCCGCTCTCTTAGCGGCGCTTTCGATACCCGAAGCATCACCTGTAAATTTTACCCTTATGCCCTCTTCTCCCGCCATTATATTATACCAAGTTTTATGTAGTGTTGTTTAATCTCCTCATACCTTCTTTTCAGATCACTTGTTTTCTTTGCCGCCGTCGCTTTATCACCAGGAAGCGGCATGTACTTGTAAATAGATGGGAACGATTTCTTAGGGTTGCGGTTAGCAGCAGCAATTGTATACGCTACCTGTCTTGTCCTTCTCCACTCGTTTATCATTCTCTCATTGTACCCCTCCAGAAAAATTAACACGTCCGACAAAATCATTTCATCTATTTCCTGCGGCCTGAGGCCTGCTTCAGCAGCTTCGACGTAGAGTTGCTTCCAACTCTTGGTGTCAGCTTTTTTTTTGTCTCGCCAACCATTTCTGTCATTTTTTGCACCTCTGTTGGATCTTTGTCTATCAGCGTTGAGAAAATAAACAGGATAAGCTGTTTGTTTTTTTCACCGGCCACCCCTCCAAGCAGATCAAACCATCCGCACGCATCAACTTCGGTATAGGTGAACGGTTGCTTAGCCTCCATCGCTACATACTCCGAAGCAATTAGCATAAGTTCAATGGCATCCTCACTCTTAAACAACCCGGTGCTCAGGTATTCAAATAGTGCATCCACGGAAAACCCTTTGCTCTGCGCGAACTTTTTGAAAACCCATGTATTAAATGCCAGCTCAACGCGGCCAGCCGGCGTATCAATAAAAAATCTTCCTTTCATATTTATGCAGTTAATTCAACAGTTCCGACAACTTCAAAAGTGAAGCTGGAAGACACTACATCATCCGACGGCAAATCATCGGTCATTTCGGTGAGATAACCGGTGCCAGCCACAAAGTATTTTGATGGTGTAGTACTGTGTGCCACTTCGATATGCAAAGACGTGTTGTTTTTTTTCCACCCCTGCATATCGATGCCCGACACCTGCGCGGCGGTAGGAGCATCGTCCCAAACAAAAGTCCCGCTTATGACGGCCTCGTTGGGCGATATGCCAACTTTAACGCCACAACGTGTTGTCCGCTTGTTCGTAGAAGATGTTTGGCCTACGCTTGCGTCTTCCAGGCAAATCAACGTTTTTTGGGTTGTGCCGCCGTCGGTAGAAATTTTAATTAAAATGAGGTTGCCCTGAATCTCTGCCATGTTGCTTTAGTTTAATTGTACTACCCTGCATGACAGGGTTAATATTTTTCTGTTTATAGAGCTTACTGGTGATAAGGTTAAATTCAGTTTGTTACCGCTTTCAAGCTGCAACGCAACGAACTGGAAGTCATCCTGCGGTACAAGCCCGCTGGTTTGGGGCGTGGGTAAAAGGATCTGCATCATCTGTTGGCTGATATCATCCAACACCCTCGAGTCCACCGCATACTCAGACCGGTGAATTACCTCCAGTACCATCGTACACCGCGTTACAAACCGCGTTCTGTTCGTTTCATTGGTGGTCCTTTCTGATCCCATGAGCACATACAGGCTATCATTCGTGGTTGTAACCTGGCCGTCATACACCGCTACCGGTGTGTTTGATCCATCGAACGCAGATACCAGGTTGCCGTTTAACGCCATCCATACCGCCTTCCTGAATGCTCCGCTTGCGTCCTTCATAGCCTTTTTGCGATTGATTTGAGGTTATTAACCAGCTTTGGCCTTACAGATTCGATAGCGGGAAAAAAGAAAGGATGCGGATCGATACCCTTTGCCATGACGGAGCGGTAGATTGGATACCACAACTTCGGATCAATACCCTTCCTCCTGCACCACTCGCTTATTGCGTTCCATGCGTTGCCGGGTGTGCCGGTGTTGCGGTGAACGGATGCAATCTTTTCCAGCTCAGGGGGAACACGGCGCTTATTACGGGTTCCAAACTCAACGAACTCCGCGTAATCCACTCCAACAACGACAGCATAATCCAGTTGCCCTTCTTTATAGTAGCTGATGGAGTTGCGTAACAATCCCTGGTCTGCAGGTGCGTTTTGCTTTGCACGTTGCACTATCTCCTGCACACCGTCCACCAGTTCAGCGTTGATTTCTGACCTTAAACGCCTGGGCATGTCACGGAAGCGCTGCTGCACTTTATCGAACCCCTCTATGTATATGTTGAACTCCCTTGCCATTAGCGCTGCTCGTTAAGGTTTAAGACCATCATTTCCCGTTCATCATCCTTTAGCCTGTACCCCGCAATGGTGAACTTGCGGTTGTCATCGAAGACCACTTTTAATGATTTGACACCATCGTTTTGCAACTGGTTGAAAATCGCGTCATCATACCAAATGGTAAGTGTCCCTGATGTGTTTTCAACCGTTTCACCGAAGTCTAAGGCCCGGTTAAAGGAAGACTGCCTGTAATAACCCCAACCTTCAAAGAACTCATCGAAATCATCTACAGAGCCTGGGCCCGTGGACGGCTGCACGTTAACCGGCGTGTTTTTCTCCAGCCGATAATACCGGTTCATATCGCCTACACCAACCATTGGCCTGTTGAGTTTAACCGTTTGTCACCCCTGTTACGAAAGTGATAGTTGATCCGGTCGAGGATCTTCAGCTTTATATCCGCTGGTATGCTTCCAGGACTGGTATATCCGGCTTCATACTCCAGTTTAATTTCGCTGAAGTGGGTCATCAGGTATTTATCACCCGGTGATGCGCCGTCCCTGATCTCGTAGGAGCCACTATCTAACTCCTCGCCGTCTGTTGCATACGCGGTTACTGAACCCCTTACCGGACCGTAAGGAAGCTTAAAGCCACTCTCCCCCACCTCGTATTTGATTCTAACCATTACTGTCCGGGTGATAAGAGAAACCTGCAGTTCACGCTCGATCTCACGCCGTGACGCCGTGATCAGCATAGTAATCACGCTGTCGTTGGTAGAGCCGGTGATCCGCAGCCACTCCTTTACTTGATCCGGAGTAAGGGGTTCAGTGGTCCCTTCATCACTGAATGAAGGCTCGCCATCCAGCACTGCGTTGTACAATGGGCGTTCGGGCGCTACGGGCCACTTATCTTCGTTGCGGCGGTAGTTCATTTATCTTTTTTGTTCGCGGGACCCGCTTTTGTGTTCTTTGCGCGTCCGCGCTTCACCTGCGGCTTCTCTGTTTGTGCAACCTGCTTTACCAGCCCATCTTTCTCATACTCCACAGCAACGGATTGCCTTAAAACAAATTCCTGATCGGTTTTTCTTTGCAGGCCATTGTGATGATCCCAGAAGTCCGCAGTAGCCACTACTGTCACTTTGGGATTCGGTGATGTTGCTTCGTTTGCCATGTCAATTGTGTTTATAAAGCGGGGTTGAGGTTATCGCACCCGCGTTTTTTACTAACTATTCAAATCCAACTATGCGACGTTGCCGAAGTCTCCGAACACGAAGAAGTCAGAACCGTACACAGGGAACGCAACTGTTTCTTCGATACGAACGGTGATTTTGTTCTCGCGAACGTTGGTGCCGTCCTGTTCGAAAAACTCAATGCGGATACCTTCCTGGATAAGAAGCTGAGCACCCATCCGGAAGTCACCTACCAGGAACTTGTCAACAGTTTGTGCGGTGGTAGGTATTACAGGCACGCCGAGAATGCGCACCAGGCCAGTTGCCGGATCTACGTTTACAATATCAGGCATATCATATTCGCCTGAGCCGCTCGCTTTGTTCAGAAAGAGGTTGTAGTAGTCCGTGGGATGCAAGACTATGCCGGTGGCTTCGCGTTCATTGGTCCCTTCCAGTTGAGACATTGCCTGAATGATCTGCTCGATATCAACCGTAGCTGCACCGGTAGCGGCTGTAAAGTTGCCGGCGACCTGGATGCCTTTGATGTTTGGCGATACGCCATCACCATTGAGCAGCAGGTTGTCTTCGACACGAAGCAATCTTTCGGGCAGCCGTGTTTGGAGGTAGGAGATCAGCCCGGGTATGTTGTTCATCGCTTTGCGCGTCATCCGCAACCATCCAGCGATTGTCTCGATTTTCACGCTTGACTCGACGAGGTCAAGATCGATCTGTGGCTTCATGGAGCCCTCGGCGGTGGGTGCTATAGCCCCTTCGCCGGTACCGTTTTCGCGCATGAAGACGAACTCCGTACCTGCACCAATGGTTCCGGTCGGAAGCAGGTCGCGTACATGCACCTTTCTTGTAGGTCCATTGATGATACCAGGGCGCAGAACCTGCAATGAACGTGATCCGCCTGTAAGGTTGCCCGTGGTAACGTCGCCTACAGCCTTCAGATCGATGACAATGCGATCTTTCCTGCCGGAGTCCTTGACGGCCATTTTGGTAATGTCGTCCGTGTATTCTTCGAGCTTGGATTTCAGGATGTCGCCGAATGACTTCTTTTTTTCGTCATCCAACTGAATGTCCTTGCTGCGGGCGATCTGCTTGTCGATCCACTCCTGGTTCTTCCTGTCTGCCTCGTCCTTAGAGACGCGGTATTCGTTAAAGGATTTTTCGACATTGAGGACAGAGTCTTTGAGCGTCTTAAGCTCTGCGACGGTTTCTTTGATGGCCTTCACTTCCACGAGTCCCGCTTCTGTAGCCACCAGTTTCTGTTCAATGCTTAGCGTTTTTGTTTCGAGGCTTTCGGCTTTGCTTTTGAAGTCTTTTACGCCAGCCTCCACCGCATCAAGCTTCGTTTTGAGCTCAATGGGTAATTCCAGTATGTCTTCTGCCATTGCTATACTTTTAGATGTTGTAAAATCGAATCGAGTTTTTGCAAGGCGGCTTTATTCAAAGTGCCCTGTTTCTCATTCGGCTTTACAAGCTGAGTGGTAGCATCCGGCTCAGTGGAAAGTGAACGAAGTATTTTGATTTGTTGATCTATGCGTTTTTGGCGTTCCTCGGTGTAGTTGCCTTTTTTAAGGGTCAATTCGAGCCAGTCTATGGCATCTTCAACACTTTTGGCGCTTTTAATACCGAGCATGGGCGTATTTGGATTAGCTCCCCAACTATACAATGTGGAGTACTCCCACAACTTCCATTCGTGTACGCGGCGAACATCTCTGTCCATCTCCCACTTTATGGCCTCAAGTCCCGTAGAGTGTTCCAGGGTCCTGCCATGTTCCGCGTATAACTTATAGTCCTCGTACACGTCCCGACTCAGTTCCTTCTTTAAGTTTAACTGCCCGAGAATTTCGAGGTACGGCATTTTTTCTTCGCCGCTGATAGGCACACCAATCAGAAGGCTGGTATTGTGATTCAGAAACCATTTTAACCGGGCAAAGTTTTCCTTCAAGGTCTTTTTAAAGGAACCTGGCATGCTGATGTCCTTGTCGTCATCCACATTACCGATAGCATTCGCTGCAACCAGCACCTGGCCTTTGTCGTCAACGTCAAGAATCTTGGTTTCAAAATCTTTATACATGGCTACACTATAATTTTGTTGGTCGATTGTGTTTCTCGAGCCATCTCCAATACTTTTTCTCCGCCTCTCGCCACTCCTTTTGCCGCTCGTCTAAATGATGTTCTTTTATCACAACCCGAAGATTAGTTACTATATGCCTCTGTTCGTTTATCTGATGAATACACCAAGTGGCATATCCATTCCTTTTCATCCATTCATGTGGGTGTAAGCCACCATGCATTCTCCAATCATATTTATTCTCCGCTGGTTTTATAAACTACTTAGCATTGCCGCAATCCTCCGGTATAAGTCCGTGAGTCTTGAAGCCAGTGAAATAATCAATCCCGGTTTCTTCTTCGGAACCAGTCTTCCCTGTGCGTCACGCTTGGCCCTTATTGCCATCGTACACCTGCAGTTCACACACTCGCTGGCCGCACCATTCGGATCACCGGGAAACATCAGTCCGTTACTAAAGGGGTTCAGCAGATCACGCTGCTCGCCATCTACCCCTGTAATGTGCCGGTGCGTGCGCCTGGTTCTTGGATCATCTACCGCTACCCAGATCTTCACTTGCTCGAACTCGCTGTCGTCTGCTGCAGCCAGCGTACCGAAGTTGGACGCCCGCACTGTTTCGGTCCGTACGATGGTCCGCGCCCTGCGACGGGTCATGTCCAGGAACCCCTCTCCTTCGAGTTCGTCCAGTATGCGCTCTACACTCCACCCTTCTTCTGCTGCCTTGTTAAGAACTGTTTCTATTCTCACGCGCGTCGTGGCGGTGATAGGGATAACTGCTTTTTCCAACAGGTGTAATCTGAAGTACTCCTGTATCTCGCGCGTCATGCGC